TTGCTACCCCCTTAATTTTAATGTAGTATATAAAAATAACCTTGACAGTTACATGGTGTAGCTGACATTTGCCAAGACAAGGAGATTTGATATGGCTAATACAACTTTTAACGGTGCAGTCCGCTCCGAAAACGGATTTAAGCAAGTAACTAAGAGTAGCACTCTTGGTACTTTTACAGACAATTTTGTTATTAATTCAAGTGGTAATGTTTATACTACTGGTGGTGGGCATATTCAATATGCAGCCGCTACAGGTTATGGTCCATCCGACCTTATCGTAGGTAAAGGCGGTAGTCAGTATGGTACAGTTAACCCTTGGGCAGAAAGCTCTACCCAATTATTCCCATTAGGAACCATGCTTCATTATGGTTTGAATGTCTATCGTTATGGATTATTAGGTGGTACTGCTGTTACAGCAGGAAAACTTGTTGCACATCAAGCTCAAGATTCAAACCATTTAAATATGACAGCAACTGCTGCTGTAGATGCAGGTGAAACAGCCATTTCTGTTGAAACAGGTGGTAATGACTTAACTCTTAATGAGTATACAGATGGTTATCTCTGGGCAAATGATGTTAATGGTGAAGGTCAGACTATGAGGGTAAAATCTAACCCTGCACACGACCATTCAGCTGACCCATCTGTTGTTATTACAACTTATGACCCATTAGTAACTGCGTTAACAACAAGTTCACAACTTTCATTAATACACAATCCATACTCACAAGTAGTTGTTGCTCCTACAGCAGAAGCAGGCTCAGTAGTAGGGTGTACAGTTATTGATACAACAGCAGATTACTATGCTTGGTTTACAGTATATGGTCCACAGGCGATATTAACTGAAGGTACAGCAGTTCTTGGTCATAATTGTATGAGGTCGGACTCAACTGCAGGAGCGGTTGAACCAAGTTCAGGGTCTACACTTGTGAATATTGGTCAGGTAATGGCTGTTAATGCTACCACAGAATATTCTCTTGTATGGATGAACATATAATAGTTTTTCCCCAACTAGTGGGGGGAAACCCCCACATTTTTTAAGGAGATTTACATGGGAATTTCAGACGTAAAAGTCTTAACGATAAGCGATACAAATGCAGCAGATGACGATAGATTAGTAACTGCGGCAAGACCAGATACTTCAGCGACTATGGCGGCAACAACTCATGCAAGTGGGGAAGCTAGAAATGTAACAGTAACAACAACTGGAACAAGTGATAATGCAAAAACTTGTACTATAACTGGCACAGATGTTTTTGGGGATGCTATGACAGAAGTTATAACATCTACAAGTTCTGCTGAAGCAGTAGCAGGAGAGAAATACTTTAAAACTGTATCTGGGGTTGAATGTTCTGCACAATATGCAGGCAACATCAAAGTTGGTTCAGGTACTTTGTGTGCCCAAGCTGTTAATGGTAGTAATAGAATTAGACTTAAAGGTATGTCAATAGTATCAGGCGGTACAGCAGGTACAGTATCATTCTATAATGGTGCACCTGAAGATGGTACAGCCCTTTTTACTGCAAGAACCATAGGTACAGCTAATGATACTGTGGATAGAACAATACCATCTGAAGGTGTTTTATTTGAAGATGGCATGGTTGTCGAATACACAGTTGATGTAACTGATATGTTAACAATATTTCACGCATAAGGAGAGTAATATGCCAATAGTAATAGAGCCAACAGAAGAACAAAAAAGAAAAAGAAAAGGCGGTGGCGGAATGGATATAGGTAAGCCACGAAAATCAAAACGTTTAGGCGGCTCAATGTACATGGTAAGTGGAGAACCAATTACAGGCGGTGTAGATGCTAAAGATTATGAGCATAGTTTGGAATATATGGATGATTCTACCACAGCAAGAAGTATGGAAACTTTAAAACCAGAGAAGAAAAAGAAAAAGAAAAAAGAAAAAATAGAACTAGCTGGTGGCGGTAAAGTTATGAAATACCGTAAAGGTGGTAAAGTTCGTGGTGCTGGTATTGCTAGACAAGGTGTTAGAAAGTGTAAATATGTCTGATAATAAAAAAACCCAATCTCAAAAAGAAAAAGAATACGCTAAAAATATTATTGAAGCTGATAAAATCTCTGGTAAGCAATCAGAAGAAAACCCTTCTGGTTCACCTTTCGGGAAGTGGAGCCTTTTAAATAAGGTAATAAAAGGTGTAGATAAGTTAACTGGGCATAAAAGAAAATACCGTAAAGGTGGTAAAGTTCGTGGTGCTGGTATGGCTAGGCGTAGAAGGGGTTAGTGATGGCTAAAGCAGGTGATGACAGGACTCTACAAGATTTAAGAAACGAATATATTGATGGTTCTGGAGCTGATACAATGACCTTTCCAGAATTTTTAATAAAGCAAGGACATGGCGACAAAGTTAAAAAAGGAAAATCTGGCGGTAAAGTTATGAAATTCCGTAAAGGTGGGTTAGCAAGGCGTAGAAGAAAGTGAAAGTAGCAAATTTAATTCATAAAGGTAGGTATTTAGAAGCGGAAGTTATTAATTTAAAAAATAATTTAAAGCTTTATTTGATAAAAAATGCTAAACCTTTACAATTAAAGACTTTAGAACAGCTAGAAAAACTAAACAAATGGTTAAATAATGCTGAACGAGTCGCAAAAAAGAGGAAGGAATTTCAAATTTTAAATAAACTAACTGAAAAATTATAATAAGGAGATAATAATGTCAGATTTAGAAATGATTCAAGTTGGTACTGATGTACATGATAATCCTGTGTATAATGTAATACGCAAGGAAAATGGGAAATTAGCTAGTACAACTATATTTACCGAAGCAGAAGCAAAAGCAATGGTAGAAAAAACTGAAGCGGAACCTGAAATAGAAGAAGTTGAAGAAATAGAAGAAGTTGAAGAAATAGAAGAAGTTGAAGAAATAGAAGAAGTAGAGCTTGAGGAAGAACCTGAAGCAGCAGAAAATAAAACCTCTATTCCTGATTACGAATCTATGACTAAAGTAGAGTTAGAAGCTTTAATGCGAGAACATGATATAGAACTGGATAGACGCAAATCAAAAAATGATTTGTTAGAAGAAGTGGACACTTTTTTTAAAGAAAATTTTGCTTAATAGTTAGGATTTAACATGGCTACTTCAGGAACTACTGCCTTTGATATGGACTTCACGGAGATAGCTGAAGAGGCTTGGGAACGTGCAGGTAAAGAGATGCGTTCAGGTTACGATTTAAGAACTGCTCGTAGGTCTATGAATTTAATGACTATCGAGTGGCAAAATCGTGGTATTAATATGTGGACCATTGATAGTGGTACAATATCTATTTCTGCTAATACTGCTCAATATAACCTTCCTGCAGATACTATAGACCTTTTAGACCAAGTTATACGAACAAATGCTGGTAATGCTACTACGCAATCAGACCTCACGTTAAGTCGTATAGGTGTGAGTACTTACGCAGCAATCCCTAACAAGTTATCAACAGGTAGACCTATACAGGTATGGGTAGAAAGATTGGCTACACCTAGAATAAACCTCTATCCTGTCCCTGATACCAGTTACACATTTGTATATTGGAGAATGAGGCGTATGGAAGATGCAGGTAATGGTGTTGAAACAGCAGATATGACATTTCGTTTTCTCCCTGCTCTTGTAGCAGGTTTAGCTTATCATATTGCTATGAAAGTTCCTGAACTTGCAGAACGTATAGCAATGTTAAAGACAGCTTATGATGAGCAGTATAATTTAGCTGCTGGTGAAGATAGAGAAAAAACTTCTGAAAATTTTGTACCAAGGATAGCTAGGATTTAATTATGTCAAATAGATTCGCATCAAGTAAAAGAGCCATAGCAGAATGTGATGTTTGTGGTTGGAGATTTAAATTAAATGAATTAAAAAGTTTAATAAAAAGAGGTAGTAATACTAACATAAAAGCATGTTTTGAATGTTGGGAAGCAGACCACCCTCAAAATGAATTAGGTAAATACCCTGTACATGACCCACAAGCTATACGTAACCCAAGACCAGATTATACAGGTTACCCTAAAAGTAGGGCTCAAATATATTCAGGGTCAGAATCTAATAAACTAAGTTTTGTAGGCACTGGGTTTGTTGGTGCAGTAACGATAACAACTACGTAAGGAGAAAAATATGCCAGTAGTAAAAGGAAAAAAATATCCATATACAAAAAAAGGGATAGCAATGGCTAAAGCAGCTAGTAAAAAGAAGAAAGTTAAAAAGAAGAAAGCATGAATTATACATACTTAAAATCTAATATAGCGGATATTTGCGAAACTACTTTTACAGCTGACCAATATT